GTACGCCCGTCACGGAATTTTTTCGCAAGCAATTGGTACAAGGCCTGATAATGGGCAAAAGCTATATTGTCGTTGATTTTCCCCGAGTTACGGCTTTACTGACCAATCGGGCACAGGAAGACGCCGTAGGTAAATCCCGGGCCTTTCTTGCCGATTACTCCCCCGATGAGGTTATTAATTGGAGCTATGACAATAATGGCACACTCGAGTGGGTCGTCCTTCGCACGTCGTCGCTACGTCAGGCAAGCGCCGGCGCCGACAATTGGATCAAAGAAACGCGCTGGGTCTATTACGACCGGGAGGTTTTCAGAGCATATCGATCTTTGGGCCCATCCGGCCAGTCGAGCCCAATTGAATTGATCGATGAAGGCCGTCATGGCCTAGCATCGCAAGCCACGGTGCCTCTCTTCTCGGTGCAGGTTTCCGAAGGCTTGTGGCTAATGAACAAAGCGGCGCTGTTGCAGTTAGAACACTTCAACAAGTCTAACGCCTTGTCTTGGGCGTTGACGATGGGGCTCTTCGCTATCCCAGTAATCTACTCGGAACGCGAGTGGAGCCAGATTGTGGGCGAGTCTTACTATATCCAACTCGGGCCAGATGATAAGTTTGGCTGGACAGAACCTGAGGGACATGTGTTTCAGATCGCAGCCGACAATCTGGAGCGTTTGAAGGATGAAATTTACAGAGTATGTCACCTCATGGCGCAGGCCGGGGGCACCAGTTCAGCACACACAGCCCAATCTGGGCTCAGCAAGCAGCGTGATTTTGGCATAACCCAAGAAGTCCTGCGGGGCTACGGAGATGCCGTCAAGCACACCATGAAGCAGGTGCTGTCCGCAATTAACATCGCTCGCCAGGATAATCTCTCGATCGATGTATCGGGGCTCGACGAGTTCGACATCGGAGATTTTAGCGTTGAGCTAGATGACGCAAGCAAGCTGCTCGCGTTGGGGATAGCGTCTGAGACATTGAAGAAGCAACTCTACAAGAAGCTTGCTTTTAAGTACTTCTGTGATCTTCGCCAAAGTGTAAAGAACCAAATCGCCGAGGAAATAGATCAGTCATTTTTGTTAACTGGAAAGAAGGAGAGCCGTGGAGGAGATTAAACGCGAGAAAGTGGCGTCAACGGAACCTCAACGGGTTGATGTACATTCGCTCGTAAAGCAAGCGGTTGAAGAGTACACCCGTGCACAACAGGCAAAAGCCGAACCGGCCTACCGAGCAGAGCTGCAGGAGGAACGGAAACGCCGAGAACAACTAGAACGCAGAGTGAACGACCTCATAGAGGAGAACAAAAGAAGCAGGCAGATCGCGGACGAGGCTGAGCGCAGCGCTGCCATCAGGGCCGAGTTGCAGCGACTGGGCGTAGGAAAGGTGGACTTGGCCTTTAAGGCGGTCAAGGACGACATTGCAAGAACCGAAGAGGGCCGCCTCGTGGCAAGGACGGAGGCTGGGGACGTGACACTGAAGGATTACCTTACTAGTTTCGTCGCTTCCAATCCTGAGTTTCTGCCAGCTCGAATATCCGGCGGCTCCGGAATCCCAGCTACACAAAAATCGCCGACAGGCGGTGGCAGTTCGATTGACCTGGATAAGATCCGGCCTGGAATGAGTGCCGAGGATCTGGAGAATGCCCGCCGCGAGATTGCGCGAGTCGCAGCGCAGGCTCTGCGCGGGTCATAGCTACGTAGTAACTTACACATTTAAATCGACAATAGGAGACGTCAATGCCAGCAATTACTTCCACGAATGTGGCCTCCGCGATAGTGAAACTTGTGGCGGCCGATGCTTTGCCAGCGCTTGTCAGCAACCTCGTCTTGGGTAACCTTGTTAACCGGGATTATGAGCCTACCCTGGCCCAGGCCGGTGACACGGTGAATGTGCCCATTCCGCCCGCACTGGTCGCCAATAACATCGCTGAGGGCGGCACAGTGACGACACAGAATCCAAATTTAGGGAATGCTCAAATCGTACTGAACACCCATGTGGAGGCAACTTTTCAGATTCCCGATGTCACCAAAATACTCGCCGTCCCTGACCTCCTCAAAGTCTATATGCAGCCGGCGGTTGTAGCGATCGCCGAGCGAATTGAGTCAGACCTCCTTGGACTGTACGCGAGTTTCTCCGCAAACACCCCGGTTGGCGTTGCGGGGACACCAATCACGGAAGCCGTCGTCGATGCTGCTGAAACCGCACTCTTCCAGGCCAAAGTCCCCTCTACCCAGCCAAAACACCTGATCGTCGACGCAAACACCTATTCCCAAATGAGGCAGATTCCACGTTTCAGTGAATTTCAAACCGCTGGCGACGCAGGCCTTCGAGCGCTAATCGAGGGAACCGTTGGAAAGATCAAAGACTTCTTCGTATTCAGATCACAACTGGTCGCGAAAACCGGAAGTTCTCCGGTAACCACTCACAACCTCGCTTTCGTCCGCGACGCGATCGGGTTGGTAATTCGCCGCCTTCCGCAACCATTACCTGGAACTGGCGCAATCGCGGAATATGCAGATCTGGGAAATTTTGGAATGCGGGTCATCATGAGTTATCAGCCACAGACGCTTTCGCAACAGTTTACCGTAGACGTTCTCTACGGGGTCGCGGCCCTTCGGAACAACTTTGCTGTCCAGGTGAATTCCTGAGAGTTCTCATAAGTCCTACCTGCGAGCTATGAACCTAACATCCTACTATCAGAAAATTCACGAATTCGAAAGCAGCATAGTCGAGCCTTTCGTAGTCCTGGTAAGTCATGCGACTGATGACGGTGGTAAAGAGGGCCTGCTGACTGAGGTACCTAAGGCGGTGGCCGCTAGAATGCTTGCCGAGGGGCGGGGCCGGCTTGCCAGTGAGGAAGTCGCGAGAGATTTTCAAGACAAGAAGGCAGAAGCAAAGAGAGCAGCGGACACGGAAGCGACCGCCAATCGAATGCAGGTGACTCTTGTACCCACGGCCGACCTCATGAAATCGAAGCGTTACACAAAAGAATAGCAGACGGCAAACGCAGATGGCCCTGTTTACCGATGCACCGATCTCAACTTTGGACCAACTGGCGGCACAAGACACGGCAGTCCTCGATGTGGCCAGTAATGAAGGGATCGATGCATCAGCTAAGATATCCCTTGCACAAGAGGAACTGGGTGTTGAGCTCACGTCTGCATTTTCGCGCTCAGCCTTTTCACGCACAAGTCCTTCAATGTGGTGGCCGGGAAGCGTTACGACATCGCTAAGTGTCCTGCAGCTTCCGAACATAGTCGTGACGCCGCCACTGCGGCTATGGCACACGTTTCGTACTCTGGCGCTGGTCTATCGCGACGCCTACGGAAACCAATTGAACGACAGATATTCGGCTAAGTGGAAAGAATACGAGGGCTTAGCCAAGTGGGCATCAGCGATGCTGTTCCAGACCGGCATTGGCGTCGTTTCGGATCCCATTGCGGTTGCTGGCAGCCCTACAGTCAACCTGTCGAGCGGACCAGGGCCTGCGACGATGTATTTCGCGCAGGTCACCTGGCTGAATGCGACCGGCGAAGAAGGAATGGCCAGTCCGGTTACATCTGTCAATGCACCTGATCAAAATTCGGTGCAGGTCACGCCTAACAATCCGCCTGCCAATGCCGTGGCGTGGAATGCATATGTCGGCATTTCGGTCGATTCGATCACGCTTCAAAACGTTACTCCCCTTGGCATAGCTCAGACGTGGTTCATGCCATCCGCCGGCCTGGTGCTGGGACGAATCCCGGCATCGGGACAAGAAGCAAACTACTATTCCCAAGTACCACGATTCTTGCAGCGAGGCTAAATGGCATGGGCAGTATAGCTGGCATGGCTACATCAAAGCTTCAGGAGTTTTTAACTTCGCCGAATGGCCTGAACGCAAGTCTCGCGGCGTTAGCCCAGTCGGAAAGTGTGACCGTGTCACCCATCTCGCCCACGAATTTCTTCACCGACAATGTCTCAAGTGATATTGCCGAAAAGAGCGTCGAGCCCAAGTATACGGCAATCTACATTTACTGTGACAAGATGATGAATGCCTTAACGGAGAAGTTTCGGACCTTTTCTGGAACGATCGAAATGACTATCGATGTGCGAGTATCACAAGACCGCCTCGAGGGAATCGATCAGGCGGCTCAATTATATACTAGCGCGGTAGCCCAAACGCTCACACAGAACCGAGGCGACTGGGGCCAAGGTCTTTTCTATGGCGGCCGCTATGAGATATCGTTCGGACCGGTAAAGCACGGAGGCCGCAACTTCATAAAGTCCGCGAAGATCTCAGTCCAATTGAACGCGAGTTTCGATTAACGCTATGCCCGTATATATTTCTTCCAACGCAAACCGATTCTATTGCGCTTCGGAAGCGACCTACGGCCAAGTGCCGCCGATTACCGCCGACAATCGAATTCCGGCGCTCACACTTTCCGCCAAGCAGCAGCTTGAGGTGACCAGTCGTAAGGACAAGACCGGAAGCCGAACATTTGCGGGATTACCAGCTGGCGGCCGACGCCGCACCACGTTCCAGGTGAACACGTTGCTGACTACGTGGGGCGGAGGCCCGAGCTCACCGAGTTATGGGCCATTGTTTCAAGCCGCACTGGGCAGTGACGCACTGATGTCCGTCGGCGGGCAGATTGGCGCGGCCTCGACCAGTTCTGCGTTATCGTTCTCGGCGCCGCACGGCCTGGTCGCGGGGCAAGCGATCGCCTATCTTGGAGAAATCAGGTTTGTCACTGCGGTTGTCAATAGTCTTTCGGTCCAGCTGAATTCGCCCCTCTCGACGACGCCGGTATTAGGGTCCAGCACCGGCCCGACGGCAACTTACTTCCCAAGTACGAACCTACGTTCGGCGACCGTGTTTGACTACTGGGCCCCCACTTCCGCAGTACACCGCATCTTATGCGGAGCAGCAGTGGACAAACTTAACATTAAAATAAACGGAGACTATCACGAGTTTGCGTTTAGTGGCACCGCACAGGACCTCGTGGACAGTACCAGTTTTACGAGTGGAAACGGGCAGCTTAGTACATTTCCTCCTGAACCGCCAATAGGAACATTTGATTATTCAATTGTTCCGGGCCACCTTGGTCAAGTCTGGCTGGGGAATGTTCCGGGCCAGTTTTTCACCCTAACAGACGCTCAACTGTCGCTGAGCAACAACCTCGATATGCGTGCCCACGAATTTGGATCCAGCTTGCCAAGAGCGATATCGCCGGGCACCCGTGCCGTAAATCTGGACTTCGAGCTATATCAAATGGACGATGCAGCAACTCAGGGCCTATATCAAGCGGCAAGGCAACAATCGCCGATTAGCGCCATGATTCAGCTTGGGCAGCAGCCGAACCAGTTATTTGCCGGCTACCTGAAGAGCCTTATTCCGCAGGTACCCGAATACAATGACGGCGAGACTCGCTTGAAGTGGCATTTTAGCGGCTCACGTGCACAAGGTACGGTGGATGACGAGATCACGATCGCTTTTGGATAAGCATGAATTATGAAAGTTGTGTTCGGATCGACTCCAAGGTTATTCAAGGAGTTGCTTTTGTCGTAGCGAAAATGTCGCTGGTGCGGCGGATGGATCTGATTCGCCGCATCCGGGAATTATCGCTTAAATGCGAATTCTTGAACGCGGGAGAG